CTTGGTTTGCTTGTGGCAGACTTCTTGGCTAGGAAGTCAAGCTCCTGCCTGAGATCCTTGTTTTCTTCCCTCATTGCCTCTATTTCTTCGGTTAGCTTGTCAACCTTGTCCAGAGCTTCGTAAATAACTCCATCGTCTTTGCCTACATCAAGATGCGCCTGTGCCTGCTGCTTTAAGATCACAAGCCCCGTCATCTCCTGTGTGCCTCGGTCGTCCAGATTGGCAAGTTGCTCGATTGAGAATATATTTAATGCTTTTAATTCAGCTACTTGCGCCATATTTAACGCGGGCCACTCGCTAATCGGAGTGCCGTTTAACGGCTGTTCATTGCCTTTCTCAAACGCGGCCCACTGTTGAGGCCAGCGTGACTTGTGGTCGTCATCGACCTTTGCATCAATTACATTTTTGTTATCGCCGGGTGACATAATGGTAACAAACGGAATCTGATCGAATATCGGCCTGCCCTCTACCTTGGACTTCGCACTATTCTGTTTTGCTTCCCAACGAAACAACGGTCTACAGTTATCCGTTGGGTCTGTGGTCGTGAACTCAATACCTGTCTCTGCATCATACATCATACATTCCCTCTTCTTTGGAATTTCATCGCTTGTTTTAGCACTTTGCGACTGCGGGCAGTAAACACTGACATCGGATAGACATTTCTGTCACCAAACGCAGCCCGTCCTGCCTTGATTTCATACGAGGCAAAGGTTCTAACAAACCTCTCCCCATTTTGCATAAACGTGTCATACAAGTATCCTAACGTAACTATGTGAGCGCAGACAAGATCCTCAAAGTCCTCTGCCACCACGGTTGTACTGTCTCCCGATATATCCCTCCAGTGCAGTACAAGTCTTGGATACTTTTTTCCGTACAACGTAATGTGGTTCATAAAAGTGGGGCTGCGCTAGGTGCAGGCAAGAGGAGGGAAGAACCCGACGCAGCCCCGTCCACCCTAGAGTGGGAAGTCGCAGACAACTTCCTTATCGGAAATGTCGCCTGCTATAGCGCATACGTTATCCGTAACCGCTGCGGATACATCTAACGTACCGTCTGCGCCAGCACCAGTTGGTGTGAGAGGATCACCATCTGCGCCAGCAGTTAAAGCGAGATTAAGCGTTGCCGGACCCTTAATTTGAATCCAGCCATACTCACCATCGCCCGGAGCGGATTGTAAAACCCCCGCGCCGATTTCTACGGAATCAGATAGATCCGAAGTGACAGTGTGGTTTTTGTATCCGTCAAGCGTGTAGTAATACGCCACTTGATCGGCTACAGCAGCCACAGAGCCGCCACCCGTATCATATTTGATATACTTATAAACTTTGATGCCATCAGAGGTCACGTTAGCTCCGATAGTACCAAGAGCGAAATCAGGAATGCTTGCAGCAGTCGCTGACGCTGTTATGCCTAATACATACATATTCTATATATCCTTTAAGCTACTATCACGCCCTGACGGGCGGCGTTGGACATGGTTAAGTTTCCAGCCCAGACGATAGGTACAACAGTCGCGTCCTGATTTACTGCGCCTTTCCGTTCCAGCGGAACCATGTTCCGATTGCGGTGTGGCCGCCAGAAAAGGTATTGCGTGTTAAGCATATACATTCTAGTTGCCGCACAATCTTCATCATGGAACACATCGGATTTACGGAACTTGAGCGAGTCAAAACCCGCAACAGCCGTATCTTCCGACGTAACACGCTGAATAGTGGTCAATGAGTTCCAGAAGAACTCGAAGTACGTAGTACCCGCGACCACAAAGTCAGGAGCCTCAGATGCCGCCGAACCGCGTTTGCAATTCAGGTACAGGTTACGCATAGCAGCCTGTATCGTCGTCGCACTTGCAGTTACACTTTGATCGGAGAAATCATAAACCTGATTCCGCCAGAACGAGAAGTTGGCACGGTTAATACCTCCGACTGTACCAGTGGCAGGCGCATCAGCTACGAGGCTTTGTAGACCCCCTACCTGTTTGCCCGACGTGCCTGTACCGTCTGAGAAGATACCAGTAGAGAGATTGTTCGCCATCGTCCGTCTGGCATTAGCAATTCTGCTTTCCAGAAGGTCGATAACTTTCTCTTTACCGGCGTTTTGAATGTCAGCCTCAAGGCCCGACCAAGTGACGTTTACCGCCGCTTGTTTCCAGTTGAACTCTGCCGCAGAAAACACTTCGCTAGGAGCTACATTCAGGACTTCATATCCTGAGTAGTATTGGAACGTAGAATTTTCCGCATATTCAAGTTCTTGAACTAGAGTACGGCCACCATCGGCTGGCTTGACATTCCCACGCTGCTCCAATCTACGGAGAAGCGCGAGGTCTTTCGTAACATTATCGGCAAACTCGCCGGAGCGATTTCGCAGAGTAGTCGTTACGATTTCCGATAAATTCGGACTAGCCATAGCGTTTACTCTTTTCTATTAATTATGCTGAACCCAATAGATCACTCAACTCCTGCCTCAAACTCACTTGAGGAGAAGCTGGGGAATCCGCAGTCGAGCGTATGGTAGTGTCAGCACGTTTCGCCCTGCTCACACGTTGCTTCTGGTTCTGTTTCTGTTTAGCAAGGATGGTTCCGTCACGCTCTTTAAGCATAACATCCCGCGTTTCTGCATTCTGCCATATGGCCCGTTGGTACAAGTCCTCAAGGTCTATTTGCTTCTGCGAGGCAATATCCGCGTTTGCCAACTCTGTCATAGTCACCTGCACATTTTCGACGTGCGGGTGTAACAGGTTGCCGTTCTCATCCTTTGCCGACATAAACTGTCCCAGAGCAGACTCTGCTTGCTGGTAGGCGGCATTATGCTGTTGCTGCTGAATAGCCTGTGCATTAGCCTGATTAGACTGTTGCACCTGCTGTTCAACCTGCGCCAGACGCTGTTCTTGTGGGTCAACAAGGGTTTCAGTTTCAATCTGGTTCAGGTCAACCCCCGTCTGTTGAGCAAGCCAACGGATAGTATCTGCGGGCGCAGTCTGAAGAGAGTGTCGTACAGCCATAAGCTGACGTACAACATCCTGTTCTGCTACCCCCTGCAGCCGTAGCTGCTCTCTATAGGGCGCGATCTCCTGTTCCAATGGTTTCAAGCGTTCCAAGCTTTCGCGCTCACTAGAAAGCTCCTCCATTCTCTTCTGATGATGAGAATAAAGGCGTTCTCCCTGAGAAAGTGCGAATGTTTTCGCTTCTTCAGGAAGTGCGTCAAACACTTCCCGTTCCTCGGCAGGCCAGTGTTCGGGCGCAACTGCCCCCGTGGCCTCTTCTACAACCCCCTCTTCGGGCGTTGAAACTTGTTGTACAGGTTCCTCTTCTGTAGGTAGCTCTTCCTGTTCCATTGCTTGTCGCAGGTCATCACCTATGCTGGACTCCTGTTCCTCTTCTGTAATTTCTTCCTCTTCAACAACTACTTCGTTTTCAGTCTCTGCCATTTTTATCCCTCATCCATTTGGGCTGTTCGTTGCCAACTTCAATGCAGCTATGATCCCGCAAGTGGTCCCTATGCTGCCTCCTGCCACCGATTTGCTCTCCGGTGATAACACTTTCGTATGGTTCAATGTCACCGATTACGTTGTGTCCTGCATGTGGCTTCCCCGTATGCTTCTCTACGAGCCTGCCTTCACGCATGATGTATGTCTTACGCACCTAACGCTGCCTGTGCTTTCAATAGCATAGCCTCCCTTTCCTGATCGAGTTCCCTCTGCTTCAAATCAAGTTCTGCCACTTTGATACGCTGGTTGCTATCGAGCTTTGCGTAGTCCAGTTGCAGTTTTGCCTTGGCCGTGTCTGCCTTGGTTTGTTCCTTCATCATGTCCATGCTGGCCTTGTTCGGCTCTTCCTGCTCTCCTTCAGGCATCGGAGACTCCAGTAACGCCTCAATCTCACGGGACACCTTGAACCTGCGGGATGCCCACAAAAGGATCTTCTGCGCCACCTCCCGTGGAAGTCCTCCCGCTAATGCCAGTTGCATGAACTGTCCCACTGCATTCAGGTATTCGCTGACCGCCTGCTTCTCGGCTGTCTCATCGGCAATCACTGTGGAGTCGCTCTCAACGTCGATCTGGTAGGAGTCATCGTCGCGCAACACTTCGAGTATCTCTGGCGTTACCTGAATACCTGTAATGCGGGTCATTGTCTCAGGGCTGAATACCTCACCGATAACCTCTGACATGAGGCGGAACAAGTCTCGCACAAACCGCTGCATCTTCTTCTGACGTGGCTGTAAACGGAGGGAGGAGAACTGTGCCTTCAGCATCTGCGCGCCGCGTGTCTCTCTGGGGTCCGTAGCTCCGCGTTGGATGTCTGATATCCCAGTCAACTCAAATATGCTTTGTATTAAGCGTGTGCGTTCCTGATACAAACCAACCAGCACCTGTGCGGTACTTTCCAATGGCACAAAGTCGATCGTACCCCGGAAGCCTCCCCGCTCGGCAAACGCCTGCCAGTTATGAGCCGGTATCATGGTGCCTTCCGATGTCTTGAATATGTTTCCTAACTCTTCGTTGGCAGCATCGTATACGCCACGGACCTTCAGCATGTTAACCAGATGGTTTATGCGGGCCGTAATGTCGTCCAGTTCGTCTGCCTGATCCTTATACAAAAGAAACTCCGGCACAGGCTGCATAGTCCTGTCTGTCTCTATCGAGTACAACGGCCTCGGAATAGGGAAGAAGTTCTTCAGGTTGAGCGGGTCGTCCTTCACCATCATAGGTTCGGTTGAGCCTTCACTGATGAATATAACCTTGCGTTCCCGTTTGTCCCATATCTCCCATACCCTGCACCGTTTCACAACGTCGTCAGGTAGATCCTCGTCGTAGCCTTCAGGCAGAATTGTCATAGGGGCCGCTTTGCCCTTCTCGCCGAAGTTCTCGATCATGTCTTCTTTGGTCTGGATAGTTTCGAAGGCGATCCACTGGACCTCGGACCATTGCCTAGCAGGGCCGAACCGTATCTGGTCCCACGGGATGAACTCTACCTCAACCTTCTCGTCAGATACCGTCTCCTCCTCAGACATGGCAAACGCACCGTTATCATCGAAGGATGGTAATTTCTCCTCACCGTTCTCATCAGCAAACCGCGTGAACGGCTCTGTGTCCGAGTTTATCTCCTGCAAGGATATGCGGGTTTCCGTCATTTCCATAGTCGGTCGATAGTGTATTCGTGCGACACCCCTGCCTGTCAGCAGCATGTCCTGTACGGTTCGCTCCATCGCCACGTCGAACTCTGAATTGTCGAGCATGGCCTCGATGGCACGTTCCTGTATCATTGCGCCGCCACGGGCAGCAGCATCGCCTGCGCCGAACCTGCGCCTTACATCCGGCCTTGCCGTGTTCGAGTATAACGCAGGACGCAGTGTCTCTGTGTTGGCCCATAGAATGTTAAACGTCTTGGACTTCGCAGGCAGGTTTGTGTGGTCGTTCCTGTACCGTTTTTCTATCTTGGACGCTTCGTTCCGCCACTTCTCGTCACGCCGCTCGGCAACCTTCAGTTCGTGCAACCAACGCTGGACTATAGAAGTGGTGTTGTGATCTTCTTTCAATTTATCGTGCCTCTGATCTGTTCGGTGTACTTGAGCATGTCGTTAAATGTCGGCTCCTTGGAAATATCTTGTGGCTTCTTCTTGGCTTTTCTGGCCCACGGCCTTGACATACAGGCGTACCGCCATTCATCGGCGGCGTGGTCTTCGGAACTCGTGTCCAAGTCCTCTGGCCTCTGTGGATCGTGCGGAAGGCTTGGGATCGTCCGTATGCTATCCACACAGGTGTTAAAACAGTAAATCATCGGATGGTCTTCACCTATCATTCTGGAGCGCATCTCTGCCCAGCCTGACATGGCCCCCAACTTGCCGACCCTGCGGTTGTCTGCCTTGCGCCACAACACACCAGCTTTTCCCATCTGTTCCGCTATACTAGGGCCACCCTGTACTATGAAGATGGAAGGATCAGCAATACCGTAGACGATGTTCTCGTTTTCCCTCTGTTTGATTCCTTTAGCTATTGCCATATTAGTCAGCTTCAACCCCTTGCCATCCTTTGCGCCGTACCATTCCCGATAGCGTATCAACGCCCCTCTGGGGTACACACGCCCGTCTACTTCTGATCCGTCCGATACAGCCCACCATCCGACAGAGAACGGAGACACCGAACCCCAATCGAACGCACGAAACTTCATCCAGTGGTCAGGGATCGTAAACGGCGTAATAACGTGTTTGTCAGCCCGCCAGCATTCAAAGAATGCACCCTCAACTACATCCCAGTCGCCCTCAAGCCAAGCCCTTACCAGTTCAGGAGATCCTGTCTCCTTGAGGCGGTCCACATACTTGGGGTCATGCTCCATCAACAGTTTGTTGTCACTGAGCTTGGCAGGAATGAATATCCTCTTGCTGCCATTCTCTTCTATGATCTTCCAGCCCTGTGGGGCAGGGTCTATGTATCTCTGCTTCACCCAGCCATGTCCGGGTCCACCGGGGTTGCCTGTCGCATGGAAGTGGCACGGTATGCCTTCGGCTGACCGCAGCGTTGCCTTCATCTTCATAACAGGGGCCGGGTTGGGGTAGTTTGTTAGCTCCTCAAAGTATACGTCTGTGTAACTGTGTCCCTGATAGGCTTCTGCACGGGCGTCTGTGTCTAATGACCTGAAGCGCAGCGTACTTCCGTTAGGGAATGTCCATTGCTTGCGCTGCTCCGCATATGTTGCCCCTATTGAACCGTATATCTCTTTGCTTCGATCTATAATCGCATCCAGTTGTGGATACTCACGCCTAAAGAATACTGCCCTTACCCCAGAACCATACTTGGCACTCTTCAATCCCGCATGACCAGCCATTGCGTCTGACTTACCTCCGCCCCGGCTGCCTCCGTAAAACCTCTCAAAAATGCTGTTTGGACAGGTTATTAGTTGATGCTGGGGGCCTTGCTGCGGCTGCCAAGCGATTGTTCTAGCCATTCCTCCTCCGTTAACTCTTCCTCTGGTCTGTCTATCAGTATGGCAAACTCTTGCTTCTGTTCCAGTACCGCAGTCTCTTTCCATCCCAACCTAGTTTTGCACCAGAAGATCTGAGCCGTGACGTTCCCGTTCACTGCGTTCTGGTACAGTGAGTTCGCCACCTCTCCGTTAGCTTCTGCTGCCGAAAGATCAAGCTCCCTGCGGTAATGTTTAGCTACTGTCTCACGATGAATGCCTCCCAACACGTCACCGATAACTTCTTGCGGTGTACCTATGCGGGCAAGTTTCATTACTATGTCCCGTGACTTCTTGTCAGGCTTATGCACTTGTCGTTCCCTTTTTATAGTGTCGATTTTTTAACATGCTCAACTTAATAGCCCGTCCCTGCCGTTCCGCTAAACTCTTCTGTTTGTAGACTTTCCCGCTAGAACCGAAGCGGTATCCCCCCTTAACTGTTTGAATTGGCATGATATTATCCCTGTTGACTGTATACCCCGTTTCGGTCTACAATACTTGTATTGGATCAATCAAGAACGAAGGAAAGACAAATGAAAAACGTAACTGAAATGACCATCGCAGAACTCAACGCAGAACGCGCCCGTCTTAATGACGTGATTAACGCAACTCTCGCTGGAATGACAAACGAAAACGAGCAAAACTTGCAGGAGCGCCTTGATAATATAGTCCTCGAACTGCATGACCGCGTTAGTAAGGGCATGGTTGGTGTGGAAAGAGACGGGTACACCGCGCAGCTTTCAATCGGACGCGGCACGATGGCAAGCACGATGGTTCTCACC